TTCTTTTTCACGAGTAATATTAACTATTGAATCTGAAATATAAAATTCTATATCATATGATGAAGAATTACTTATATTTCCACCACCAAAAATATAACTATTTGTGTTAATTGTATTATCTTGTGTAGAAGCATCATATATTTTAATAGCTGTATTCGGATTATATTCTGAATCAGATTTTAATTTATAATTTAGTCTAACTGTAAATTCGTTTTGATCATTTATATCAGTTATACCACCAATTAATGTTATTTTTAAATATGTACCATCATCATCTAATGTTCCATTTTGAAGACATCTTTCAGCGTTATAACTAGCTATATAAGGAACGTTATATTCGGTTACAGTATAATTTTTAGTAACTTTTGTAGATTCTCTACCTCTGGAGTCAACCACCCATAATTTACAAGTTCTATTTCCAACTGTTAATTGTTGATTTTTAAGTGATGTATTTAAAGAAGCAATGTTGTCACCTTGTATATTAGTCCCTTCATATTCGCAATAATATTTAGATATAGTTGAACCTTGATTACCACTCGCTGAAATACTTGCTTGTAAATATGAAAGATCAGTAAGCATAGTATTCCAACCTAAATCTGAAACATCTTCATTACCATCAGATATACTACTAGCTGATATTGTTGGAACAATTCCAGAATCAAAATTTAATGTAAAATTTATACTTTTAGAACCTATATTACTTCCATTATTATATGTAACACAAGTTAAAGTACCAGTTCCACTAGTAGCATTTGGATATTGGGCAGCTAAACTTCTAGGAGGAGTCCAAGATGTACTAGCTCCAACATTAGTCGCTATAGTGTCAGAAGCATTACCAAAACTATACGATAAAGTATGAGTAAATGAACTACTAGCTCTATTTGTATTAATTGTTATAGCGCTATTAGTTGTAGCAGTACCCATAGATGGTGTACTAGCTCTAGGTATTGTTGGTAAAGCAACATTACTTGTAGAAGCATCAAAACTATCATAATAAGTACCACTTAATGTTACTTTAAAATTATAATGAACTGACATATTAACGGTTAAAGTACCATCAGCATTATGTGGTACAGTAACAGAAGCTGAACCTATTTGTTGTGTAAATGCTCCACTTTTTCCACTTATAGCAGTTGATGTCCAATTAGCTGTATATCCACCAACATTAATAGTATTACCAGTTAAATTAGCACCTTTACTAAAAGCACCAGCACTATCAATATACATTGTTAATGTTACAGTACTGTTATTATTTTCTGTTGATTCAGAACTAGACCATTCAACTCTTAAAGTTTGATATCCTCTATTTACACTTGCTGAAAAAGAACCACTAGCCATTAATCATCCCTTACCTTTCTAAATGATACACTTCCATCACTTGTATTTACTATAAAATCAAAATTACCAATACCTAAAGATTTTGTTATTACAGTTTTAACATCAAATCTATCTGATGTCCATGTAGAAACTGGTATTCCTCCTTTTTTTATCGTGATGGTATCATTTTCTATATCTAATGAATATCCAGTAGCATCTCCAGTACTTAATGATATATAAGGTTTTCCAGTCCCAGGTCTTTGACCTCTATCTATAAATGCTTCTAATGCAACTATTTTATCATATGCTGTGTTACCATTTTGAGTTCTAGTTGATACTATTTGTTCATATGTTTCTAATGTTTGATTATTTTGAGATTGAACATAATTATTTGTTTGAGTTATTGTATAATAATGATCTGTTAAATTTTGGTTTACTTCATCAACTAATCCAGAAGCATAACCTCTTGCATCAGTTATAGATTGGTTTATATTAGTTATTATTGGATTTGTTCCTAAATTATCCATATCATTAGAAACATCATTAGCAGTATTTTGAGCTGCCACGGCTTTATTATAAGCTGTTTTGGCAGCTTCGTAACTACTAGATTTAGATACTGGGGTATATTCAAATGTTCCATCAGAATATTTAGTTTTAGTTACAGTATATAATGTATTTGTACTACCTTCAGTATATGTTGGCTCAGAAGTTGTCCAATTACCCCCTGGATTATCTGTAGTAGGTTGAGAAGGTGGATTTGCAGTTGAAGATTGCAATAGATAATATATAGTAACACTATCTATGTCTACAACATCAAATAATGTTATAGTAGCACTAGCTTTTACTGCCATTTTGAATCACCTCCATTAACTTTCTAATTGACACATATATGCTTGAACATTATCTACATCTGAAGCACTAACAGTTAAAGTTCCAGCTGATTTAGGGAAACCAGTTGGTTGAGTATCACTTGCTGTTCCTTTATACCATTTAATAGTTCCTAAACTATCAGCAACAACACCTGTTGATGAATTAACTGTCTTTTCAACTCCAGCTTTATATACATGAGCCGTAAGTACTGTACTTCCAGAATTATTTTTAAATACTGTACCATTACTTGTAGTTATACTTACAGTAATAGCATCAGCACCAGCAGCTCCAGTTGAACCTTGTTTTGCTACTGAATATTGTGGATCACTACTAGTTCCATCAGTATAACTAAATACAGTTCTAGTCCATAAATATGAACCAGCAGCTACACTAGGTGGGCTATTTTGCCATCCACTACTTGGTGCTGTGGTATTACTTGTACTAGATGCATAAGTAATAGTTGCTCCAGATATACCATTACCATCATCACCAGTTTCACCTTGAATACCTTTAATATTACCAGTATATTTCCATTTAGCAGCACTTGCTGCACCAGCAGTAGTACATATATAAGTATTACCAGTATCTGTATTTAAATATTGATCATTTACTCTAGCATTAGTTACACCAGATCCACTAAATATAGCTGGAGTAGTACTTGTACCAGTTATACCAGTACCAGCATACCATTGACTACCATCAGAACCAGTTGATCCCTGTTTAGCAACAGAATATGATACGTTAGAATTACCATTAGTAAATGTTATAGTAACTCTTGTCCATAAATATTGTCCAGCGGATACACTAGGTATTGTAGTAGTCCATGTTCCAGTAGGTGGAGTTGTATTTCCGGTAGAACTTTGATATTCAGTTAACGTTGAAGAAATACCATTACCAGTACTACCAGTTTGACCTGTTTTAGCAACAGCCATTGTAAATTTCTTATTTACTGTTATACCATCAACTACTACTGGAATTCTAGCTTCTATAGTATCTGCTAAAGTAGCTGTTAATGCAAAAGATATAGAAACAGTATTTGTTCCACTGCCAGTTACAGTAGCAGTTGGTGTATTTGTTGTAATTTCAGTACCAGTTGAATCATAATATTTTATATTTGCCTGTGTTACATTTACCACAGAACATTGATTAGTTCCACAAAATGCAACAGCTTGTGTTGAACAAGTAGAACCAGAAGCAGCACCATTAGTGCCACCAACAAATGTATAAGCTTCACTAGTTAATATAACCGAATAAGCATCAGTTACATCGACTATTGATATTTGATTTGACGCTTTTATAGCCATTTTGAATTTCCCTCCTTAATTTATTAATTCACATAAAAAAGTTACTTTTGTATCAACATCTTGTGGATTTAACGTAAATGTAAATCCATCTTGTCCTATTCTAGAATCAGATGCCGAAATAACACTATAATCATTATCATTTAATCTTTTCCATTTCCATTGTAAATATACACTATTACCCATTTTTTGTCGTAATGTGGTCATATCTGTTATTCTATCCATACCCCTATAAATAGCTACAGATAAAACAGTAGATACTTGGTCATTTTTAAACACTGTACCTCTAGAAGATTCTATTTGTAAAAGAACAGTTGTTTCTTCTCTAACTCTTTCAAATTCTTCTTCTATTGTTCTATTAGTAGACATTTTTATTGTATTAGCTTTTAATTCAAAGTTCCATTGATCATTTGAATCTTTATAATATTTTAAATAATTTGTACTATCACCAACAGCAAATTGACCATCAACACCTAAATAAACACCTCTTACACCTGATTCTGCAGATGTTTTAGCTGGAGTATGTATAGCACTATTAGTAATATTAAATCCGCCTATAGTAGCCCCAAAAGCAACTAAATCATCAACTGCTATTTTTTCAGCTACTATAGAATGTGCTACTATATTCGAACCATCTAATGCGTTTTCATATGTTGAACTTAATTTATAATAAGTATTCTCAGTCCATTCTGGAGCATTATTTATTGGAGAACCAATTGAAAATTCACCAGTTCCATTATTAGTATAAAATACATTATTAACCAAATCGTACAAACCTGGTTTGTTATCTGATTTTCGATAACATGGTATAAAATATCTAACTAATTCATCACCATTCCAAATTTTAGCATAATAAGCTTTTCCTTTGAATGGATATTGTAAAGTACTTGAATCATTATTATTTGTTCCAAACATCCACATATTATTTGTATTATTAACTGTTAAATTACCAGATGATACTCTATTATTATTAACATCGAAAGTCCAACCAGATGAATCTGATTTAAAATATGTAGTATAAATAGTGTTAGCATTAATAGTCGTTGAATGGGTACTATAACTATCTACTGCTATAGTAGAATTCCACTTGTTATTATACCACATCGCTGGCCAAAAACGAGTGGTTCCAGTCATTCTATTTCCCAATAAAGAACCATTATCTTTTGTTGATAATTCAAATTTTAGTTCTGCAGAAATACCATTTTTTCCAATTACTCCAGTATCAATATATTGTGTTCCTGTAGTTTTTATATATTCTACTTCTTGATATTCAGTTGGTAATCTATTTAGTACATGATGATAAACATTATTATCAATAGTATAATAATCACTATAATTAGTATCCCAATCATCTGGTTCTGTTTCTAATAATGTAAACTTGCCAGCTTCTTGAGTACTTATATTATTTAAACCATCTATATTTAATTTATAATATAAACCATCATCACCACGCACTACTAATTTGTCAGCAGCAATGGTATTAGCTTCTATCAAATCACCTTTTATAGTTACACCAACTAATTCTCCAGTAATTTTACCTTGACTAACTACTAAATCGTCAATTATACCAGATTCTGAAAATAAACTGGCAATAGCTGCGATTTGTATATTTGAAAAATCTATATTTGCATATAGAGCATTCAAATTTTGAGTTACCAATTCATCAACAACAGCTTGACTTAAACCTGTTATTCTTCCATCAACTATAGCAAATGCAGAATTTAATATAGTAATATTAGAACCAAATTCGGTTATAGTATTACCTTGTTGTTGAATTGTATTACCCTGTTGAGATATAGTATTGCCTTGTTGAGAAATAGTATTATTCATTTGATTAATATTATTTCCATGTTGGGTAATTGTATTATTCATAGAATCTATTAAATTACCTTGAGCTATAATAGAATTATTATTAGCTTCTATAGCATTTCCTTGTGCTAATATAGTATTATTTATAGATACTATTTGATCACCATGTTGATTAATAAGATTATTATGCTGATTTATAGTATTACCTTGTTGATTTACATTATTTTCTATTTGTATAATAGAATTTCCTTGTTGTGTTATACTATTGTCTAATTGCTTTATAGTATTACCATGTTCATCAACTTCATCTTTTAAATCGTTAACAGATTTTGAATTAGCAGAAGGAGATGTGATATTTCCAGTGACTGTGGCTATATGATCTTTTATTAAGACTTGTACTCGATCATTAGTATCAGCTTCTACCATCAAATCAACAGGTGTCAAGATATCTGATCCATCTAATTGTACATAATCAACGCCGTTAATATTTCTATATGTACCTTTAATTATAGTACCATTATTTTCAGTATTATCATTATTTGCTAATTTAGCAAATTGTGATACAAGATCTTGTGATAACGCCATTCACATATCGCCTCCTTCTTTATTTCCATAAATTTTTTGTGAATACAGCTGTTTCAGAAACTTCACAACCGATATCACATTTTATAGTTTGTCTAATTACTTTAGCTTTAATATTATTTAATTCGGCTCTTGTATAATTTAAACGTACACAATCTCCTAGACGAACTGGACAATAACCATGAGTATATGTTATTTCATACTCAACATCATTTAGATTTTTTAATAAAAGTTCAGCATATTCGTCTATCATTTCTTGAGTAGGATATCCTGGTAAATCAGGATCTGTATCCCGATGAATTATTTCTCTTCCTCTAGATTGAATAGATAAAGGACTACTAGGATCATCGTTAACTACTCTAGAATATAAAACAATATCCCCTTTATTATAAATAACTTCTACAACATTTGGGATACCATATATATCATGTTTTAAACTTACTTCCGGATATAATATAGAACTATTATCATCAGTGTAAGTCCAAACAGGTTGAAGTTCATCTATTTTTTGAACTGGGTTAAATAAGGTTTCACCATTTTCTGTTAAATATAAATTGAACTTCGCTTGTTTTATTAAATCTATAACAAAAGACAACCACGTATCTTTTGGATCAGAAACAAAATCTGATTCTAAAGTTTTATCAGATGATGTTTTAACTACTGGTCCTCTAGAATTATTTTTAATTATACTATATGCTCTATCCATTATATTTTCAGTTTTTAATAAAGCATATCCTAACGGTGGTTTCTTTTCTTTTAATTCTAATAATGGGGTATAACAATCCATAGAAACAGTTTTTACTTTACCATCAAAACTAGAAGATGGAGTTTGAACTAAAAATACTCCTAATGGAACCTTATTTTTTATATCATTTTGAATTACTACTAAATACACTTTAATGTACGATTCTCCAAGCATATTAATACAATCAATAGTTGCAGAACCAAGTGTTATACATTCAAGATCTCTTGTAATATTACAAGATTTAATATCTAAAAGTAATTTTTTATCTTTCCATGTATTAGGATCTAATTCATAATATTCAAAACTTTGTTCCATTGATTGAGTCCAATCAATATTCATACTAAATTCCTCCTTCTACTCTTCTAATAGTAAAAGTAACAGGAACAACTAAACTTGAATATTTTAAATTATAAGAAATAGACATTGCTGCCCAATAACCAGTACCAGAAGGTTCTCTAACATAAACGTTGCCATGATAAGTTGATAAACGTCGTATACCATATAATGTTTCTTTATCATCTTTTGGAACATCTGTATTCCAAGTAGCAGATTCACTTATATGACTTCCAAAATAACTAACTGGTCTTTCACGTCCAGCATAATCTATTAAAGTTACTTCAACACCTCTATCTTCTGATACTTCAACATTATACGGTAATATTAACATTGATCCTGACCAATCTGGTTCAACGTTACCGGTACCTTGTTCATCAACCTGAAACGGAATCCATTCTTCAGACCATTGCATTATAATAGATGTTATACCTATTTTAACTGCTTGTATATCAGAATAACTAATAGCACCAGTATCATTCATTCTAGCCACTACTCTGTATCTAGCATAATCTAAAGATGGATGAGGATCAACTACAGTCCATCCTTCTCCATTTGGTATATCTTTAGCTATTTCTATAAAAGATCCATCATATTCTCTACGATATACAGCTAATGTACAATCTTGAACTAACACTAATTGTTCATTATCATCGTATTCGTAACAATATGGTCTTATTGTAGCATCATATGTATTTTTATTAAATACAACATCTGCTGATACGTCATAATATAAATCATTTAGATATACTAAGAACGTTTTACTAGCAGTTGCTATCAAACCTGAATTCATAGATACTGTAACATTAACTGTATATGTTTTATTGTTTTCTAAATCTATATTTCCTGGAGTCATTTCTAATAAAAATCTCCAAGGGTTTGTTTGCGGATCGTAAAATCTTTGATATATTTTATCTCCAGTATTAACCATTTTGATTTTACCGACTTCATCTACAGTTTGATATGTATCTTCAGAAATAACTTCTACATAATAACTAATTGGTGTTTGAGCAGCTGGTCCAGATTGAACTGAAAAATAGAATGGAAAATTATTTATTTCTTCTACAGAAATACTTTGATTATTCCATAAATCTATTTCTACTTCTGGTGGTGCATAAACATTAACTTCACGTTCTATAGACCATTCTGAATATTCACTTATGACACCAGCTGTTTGAACTTTCCATTTTATAATAAATCCTTCACCAACAGTAGCCCATTCTGGGTCATCTGTATTAATAGTATAAACACTAGTTTTATCTTTTTCTTCTTCTGGTCTAGTGTTTTCTATAACTTTAGTTATTATTGTTGGTGGTAATGAAGAATGAGCAGAATCTGTTATTTCTAAATTAAGACGAGCATAAGTTTCTGTTGAACCATCAGTAGAATTATGAACCCAATAAAGATTTAAATCTTCTCCTAATACTGCAGATACAGTATTACTATAAGTAGTAGGAGCAGATGGTCTAGAACCTAACATAACGGATTCTATAGGAGTATAAGTACGAGAAGTACCTTTTGTATTAACAGAACCAACTCTAAAATAATATTTATGACCTAATTCTATTCCAGTGATAAGTATTCTAGGACCTTGTCCTTCTTCTGTATTTTGACTATGAGCTTCTCCAGTATCAAATAATTCTGGATCTGTAGCCCATTGAACAACATAAGTTACAGCAGATTCAACTTCATCCCATTCTACAAATATTCCATATGTTCTAGACATTTGTTCAGATATAACTTGAGATCTCAAAGTTGTTATAGCAGTTGGTGCTATAGGTACAGCATAATCATTATCTGTAAAATCAGTATAACCACCATATATAGAACCTCTTACTGCTCTACATCTAATTTTATATCTATGTCCTTCTTCAACTTCACAAGTATACCGTGCATGTCTAGGATCAGCATAAATTTGAACTTTAGCTGTTTTCCATTTATATATATCATCTTGATAAATAGCAAATTCTATACTATCAGCATTAATATGTTCATCAATATTATTTAAAACAACAGTTAAAACATTAGTTACACTTATTTCGAATTCTGGATTTGGTGGTAAACCAGGGGGGTTGTTTGAGAAATTATATTCTCTACTAACAGCAACCCCTGTGTATGAAGACGAGACTGGTTTTACGGTTATTCTAACACTTTTAGCATCATTAGGTGCATTCCAACTAGACTGTTTAATCTGAACAGTTTGTGTTCCGTTACTACGCCATCCTCCTTCACCAGTATTCCATTCCCATGTTACTTCATATCCTTCTGTATTAGCTTGTTCGTGATACCAAGTAGCATACATATCTCTATCTGTACCAGCATCTAAAGCAAACCATTCAAAAGATACTTGAGAATTAACTGTTGCTGGAGGTGCTGGAGAGGCTGTAGAAGTGATATTAGGTAGTATTAATAATTGATTTGGATATATAATACCACTAGATCTTTTAATGCCATTAGCATCTGCTATTTCAGTCCATCTACGACCATTACCATAAACAGCTTCTGCTATATCCCATAAACAATCTCCTCTAACTACTCTCCATTTATCTCCCTCTCTAGCCATAACTAACTCCTCCTTTCAATATTAATTGCTCTTATTAATGTTTGAACAGCATCAGAAACACTGCTTTGATCATCATAAGTAATACCGTTTATATTATAAGTATCTCCAGAAGCATTACCAAGACTCTTACCTAATTTATTAATAGCTGAAATAACATCAGAATTACCACCATTTTGAATTCTTTCGTTAACTCCTCTACTAATAGAATTTAGATTAGATACAACGTCTAGTGTTGGATTTCCAAACATAGAATCTATTCTTCCAACTCCATTTTCTATATCGCTTAAATCCAATACTGGACGAATAGTAGGTTGAGTATTTATTCCTGAATCAACTAAACTTGACATTTTAGAAATAGCAGTACTCAATCCATTCTTAGCCATATTACCAACTTCACTACTTACGTCATAAACTTTAGTAGCATATTGTTCTATACCTATAACAAATCCTTCACCAAAATAACTACCTAATTTCATAGTTTCTTTAGATGGAGAATGTGAATTCTGTACTTCTTTTATAGCCGTTAAAGCTTTTGTAGCCATAGATTTAGCAGCTTCTGTTGAAATATTACTATTATTCTTTATACTAGTAGCAAAACCAGTAACAAAGTTTAAACCTTGTTTCTTTAATTCATCTGTTACAGATTTAGAATTAATAGCTTTAGCAGATTTAACACCAACATCTTCAAAAGCTGTTACAACCGTATCTGTATTTTTTGTTGTTGTATCTTTTATTACTTTAATTAATTCTAAAACAGCATCTATAATTATTTTAAGATTTGATGATGCTAATTCCATTTTTTCTTTTGCTATACCAGATATATTCTCTATGAAAGATTTTAAATTATTTCCAAATTTAATCAAACCTTCACTAAATTTAGGTAAATTATCTTTAGCTTTATTTAAATCTAATTTTCCAAGATCGGCTAAGCTTTTAATAACATTCGCAGCAGAATTTACAGAATCGGTTTTATCTCCGAATTCACCAAGTTCTGAAATAAATCCTTTGACACCTTTTGCAACATCTGGCATAGAATCAGCAAATTTTTTAAGACTATTATCACCAAATATCTTAGCCCATAATCCATCTTCGTTAGGTATTTTCTTTGCAGCATCAGCAATAGCTGTTATAACTTTACATGCACATTCTGTTGTTGATACTTGACCTTCTGAGAATTCGCCTAAATTATCTACAAATTCTCTTATTTTTGTTCCAATAGTAGGTAATGAATCACCAAAACTAGCTAAACTATTATCACCTAGTATTTTAGCAACCCAACCACCCTCATTAGGTAATTTACTAGCAGCATCGGCTAAAGCACTTATAGCTTTACCAGCACATTCTACAGTTGATACTTGACCTTCTGAGAATTCGCCTAAATTAACAGCAAATTCTGATAAATGGGTACCTAATTCTGGAAGTTGTTTTCCAAATTCTCCTAAAGAAGATCCTCCGCCAGTAATAAAATTAGTAATGCCTTGTAGTAATTCAGCAGCAGTTAATGATAATATAGCTCCAGATAAAGATTTTATACCACTTAACATTTTATCGTTTAAAGTACTAGCTATTGTAAAGAATGGTAAAGCATTTATCATAAATGATGATAGTTCTTTACCTAATTCTGCAAATCCAGAACCTCCTGATAAGAAAGTTCCTATAGCAGATATTAATTGAGCAGCTGTTAATAATAAAACTGAAGCTGATAATATACCAACACCTTCTAATACCTTTTTATCTACTAATTTTACAGTAGTTATAAAAGGTAACATATTTATCATAAATTGAGATAAATTCATACCTATTACTGGTAAACTAGATGATACTTGTGTTAGAATTCCTCCAACAAAAGCACCTAACATTTCTCCAAGACCACCAGCTAAAGATATTAATAAAGATAAACCATTATCTATAAATGTCTTTATTGATGGTAAATATGTTATTAATGCTCCTATAGCAATAGAAAATGTTAATAAAACACCCATTAATGTAATTAAACCACCAAGTGCTGAAACACCAATTAAAGCTAAAGGTCCTATAACACCTATTTTAAATAGCATTTCAGTCATTACATTCATTATATTAATTAATGTATTTATATTAGATTCCACATTTTGGATATTGTTCATCAACGCTAATACACCAATTACTCCTAATAATACTACTAATAAACCAGCTAAACCTAATAAACCAGTAGCTGCTAAACCAGCAGTAGCTGTATATAATAATCCAACAACAGTTACTAATATTAATACAACAGTTAAAGCTCCTAAGAAAGTAGCTAAAACCATAGCATTTTTATCGGCATTTTGAATTCCTGACATCAATTGTAAAATACCAACTAATCCTAGTAACACAACTAATAATCCAGCTAATCCTAAAGCTCCTAATAATGCGTTTTTAACATTTGGACCTACTTTATCTAATATAGCCAAAGATAAACTCATTGTTGTTAATAAAACACCTACTGCTATAGCAGATTTTATTGCAGATTCAGCGTTAATAAATGATAATCCAACAACTATTCCAGCTATTAATGCTATAGCACCTACCATTACTGCTAATTGTTTTAAAGTTGATGCTTTAATATTTTTAGCTTCATGTTCCATTAAAGCAAACATACCCATTAATATTCCCATAGCAACAACAGGTCCTATTAAACGTTCAGCATCGATTAATGATAATAAACCAATAGCTAAAGCAAAAACACCAATAGCTACAGTCATAACAATTAATGATTTATAAACATCGTGAGCCGTACTAGTGGCTTTAACTAATCCCATTACAAATAATGATAATAAGCCAACTGCCGTAATACCTTTTGCTAAATTAGGTAAACTTATTATACTTAATAATGCTGCTGATAATGCCATTACACCAATAGCTGCAGCTATACCAAGCATAGTTTTTCCTATATTTTCTACAGTTCTTATACCCATTGATTTCATGAAAATCATTAAGCCCATAATCATTCCGGTAAATAAAGAAACTGCAACTATACCTTTAGCTAAATCCGCTACTTTCATTCCTCCTAAAAGACGAACCGTTATACCCATCATCGTAAATGCACCAGCAATAGCGGCTATAGATTTACCAACTTTATCTATGTTTTTACCACCAGCGGTTAATCTGGTAGCAGCCATTAATCCAACTATTATTCCAGATAAAACAGTTATGCAAGCCATACCTTTAGCTAAATCTGATGGTTCCATTTTACCTAATAATTTAACAACTCTAGCCATTATATAAAAAGCAGCACTAATAGCTAATAAACTAATACCTATTTTTTCTACATTTTTACTACCCGTTAATAATTTTGTAGCAGCCATTAATCCTACTATTATACCAGCAAAAGCAACTAATGCTAAAGTACCTTTAATTATTTGACCTGGTTCTAATTTTCCAAGAGTTTTAACAACACTGGCCATTAATTTGAATACTATACCAATAGCTAATAGTGTTCCAGCAACTTTAACTATATTAGCATTACTTTTAGATATTATAAGCATTATAGCTATAAAAGCTAATAGCATTCCGCCAAAAGCGATTAATGAAGTTAAAGAAGTACCACTTATTTTTGATATTTTCTTTAATGCTGAAGCCATCATTGACATGGCAACACCTATTGCTAAAACAGTTAATGCTAATTTTCCAAATTCCATTGCGTTCTTTTTACCGAATTTTCCAGCTAACGCAGTTAAAGCAACTAATATTAAAGCTAACGAAGCAATAGCACCAACTGCTATAAACATTTTTCCAGTATCCAATTTAGTTAATAACCAAACAGAAGCCGCTAATATAGCTATCGATATAGCTAAATCTTTTACAGCAGATCCTATTAATTTATATCTAACAGATCTTAAAGTACCTTGAAAAGCTTGTAATGTATCACCAAATTCATATATAATATAATTTAAATCATTTAAACCATTAGCTAATATAGTTATAGCTCCTGCTATTTTTATAAATACATATACCATACTTCCAGTTAAAGCAGCGACTAATATAGAACCTATGTCTACATTTTTAATAATATCTATTACTTTATCGAGTATAGCTTTAAATAATTCATAAAAATATCCAGCAAAATTCTTAACACCGTTATATAAACCGGCCATTACATTTTCGCCTTGTTCTTCCATTACTTGTGATGGTGAATGAATTTTAAATATACGTTTAAAGGTTTCTAAAATAATATTGGCAACCCATGATATTCCTTCTATTAATTTATTTCCACCATAAGACAAACCTTGCATTAAACCATCTATAAGATAAGTTCCTAGTTTACCAGCTTCTTTTGCTAATGGCAATCCTTTAAACCATTCTCCAACTTTTCCGGAAGAATTTTTAAATGTTTCTGATAACCAATCTATAACATTTCCAAATTTATCTTTACAAAATACTTTTATTTTTTCAAAAGCATTAACAAAAGTGTTTATCAAATATTCACTTAGTTTTCCAGCAGCTTTAGCATCTTTAGCTCCTTGCCACCAACCTAGTAATGCTTTTTTAGCATTATCTAATTTTTCTTTTAGTTTATCTAAAGATATATTTATTTTAACATTGGCTCTAAACCATTCGTATATTGATTTTGAAATTTCTACTATTTTTTCAGTTAACCATTTTATACCTTCTATTAAAATATTATTTTCTTCTACCCATTCTACAAATCTTGCTAAAGCGTCTCCAACAAATCCTGTAAATTCTAAAACAGTCATACCTAAACCTTGTAATACAGCTTTAAATACAACCCAAACTACTTTTCCAACACCACCAACAAATGATGTTACTATTTTAAGAATGGCAAATAAACCTTTAAATGTATTTTTTAGATTTTTTAATCCTCTTTCATTTTCAGATATTTCTTTCAAACGAACACTAAATTTGTATATGTTATCTAATATCATATATAATTCAGCGCCACCAAATGGATTAAATACTTCACTCCATGCTTTTTTAGCAGCACCCGCTATATTTTCTAAAACAGCCCAAATATTTTGTGCAACACCATTAAATTCGTAATATTGTTCTCCATTTTCATCTATAGCGGTTCTACCAAATAATAAATCGTGACCATTTGCATTTTTCATTTTATCTATTATTTCATTGATAGATAAACCATATTTTTTAGCTGCTCTTTGAAGTGATTGATACATTCTTATTTCTTCTTCACTTAATCCAAGAGCTTTTAAACGTTCTTCTGACAAATTTTCTATATCATCTATTTGTTCTTTAGTTAATTCGTTTTGTTCTTCTTGTACTTCTACAACTTCAGATATAGCTATTCCATATTTTTCTTCAGCTTTTCTTACACTATCGATAGTTATTTGATCTATAACAGTATATCCTTTTCCATATCCAGATATTTTTTCTGTTTCATTTACTAATTCTTGAACTACTTTCGCATTCCATCCAGCTTCTTCTAATAAAGGAAAACGATATGGTTGGTTTTTATAATCTCCCATCCATACTTTATATACTATATCTTGATATTCTTCTAAAGTTCTTGTGGTTGATTTTACTTTATCTGATATATCTTCCATTACATCAACTACTGGGTTATTTGAAATTTTATCCCATAATGCTGAAAAACCTTCGAAATTAAAAGCATGTCTAATTATTTCTTCTAAATCATTTATAGGACTTACTACTGTATCCCATAAAGTATTAGCAAAATCAGTCCACATTATTTTTTGCTGTTCATAATTTCCAAAAATATCAGAGAAAATTCTCATCCATGTAGTACTTGATGCATCTGCTGTTGCATCTATAGCTTCTTTAAACGATTTAGCTTCTTGTGCTGATCTAAAAGCTTTAACTGATAAATCGTCATAATCATTTGCTAAAGCTCGTATAGCTTCAGATGCTGTATCATATTTTCCTTCTTTAACAGCCTGATATGCAGCTTCTGAAAGTTTAGCAAATCTACCAAAAGCTAATTCCATTACTTCGGTATCAGCCCATTTATCTTTAAGTGTATCATTAAAATTACCTACAGTAACTGTGCCTTTTTCTATTTTTCCTAATTCTTCACCAGCTTTAATCAATTCTTCTGTTAACTGTTTAGAATTAGCTCCAGCTAATTGTACTGATTTCCAATCCATTAATTGTAAATAACCAGCACCATATGACTGATTTAAATTATAAATTACTCTACTAAATTCAGCAGCACCTTTACCAGCAAATGCTGTAGCATTAGCAATACCTGTAATCATTGGTACTAACTTTTTGATATCTCCACCAGTCGAGGTCATCTGTGCCAAAGCAGAAGTCATATCAGTAAAACTGTAACTAGTTTCATCTGAGAACCACATTAATTGTGATAAATATTCATCTATTTCTTTAATGCCTAATCCTGTCGAATTAACCAAAGTTTGAACAGAACCAACTTTTTGGTTCATCTTTTTCCAACCTTCAGCAAATTGATCAACAGTCATAGATTTAGCAATTGATATACCAGCATCTATAGCAGCATCAGTTAATCTAACTAAAGTTCTTATACCAACTATCTCTAAAGCACTAAAACTATTTGTAACTGTTACTAAACTAGACGTTATTCCACTAACATCAACATTAGCATTTCTAGCAGCTTTAGAAACTTTTTCTAATCCATCATATGATCCTTTAATATGTAATGCCGATTTTAATTTTTCTAAAGTTGATATAGAAGTCCTTGCATTTCTTTCAAAGTCTCTATTATCAAACTTCATTTCGACTATTTTATGATCTATTGTAGTAGCCATTATTTACGAACCTCCTCCCATACTTTTGAAACTAATTTCTCAAATATTGGTTTTAATGCTGGATTAATATAATCTACTCCTTCTATCCAACCACCATTTATAGTATTATGTCCATATTGTATTACTATAGCAATAGGAACACCTTGATTAAAATTAGTATTGTTAAAAACAAGTTTTAATATTTGATCTCTGGATTCTCTTTCTATACTATAATACCAAGATTGAGAAGTTTTACCAGTATCTTTTGGTGTATATTTTTCTAAAGCTTTTACGCCTTCTTTTCCATATCTATCAAGTTCACCTAATTCTAATTTTTCAAGTGATTTTTCTAAAAGACTATTTAAATTTTTAAAATCACCTTTTTGTTTTATTATAATACCTGACATTAATATACACCTCTCTTTTTATTCACAATAATTTAAAGAAACATATCTAAAAATATAATATGCTTCTTTAAGTTAGCGTAAACACTAACTTATTTTATCCAGTAGTATGGAGTTTACTTCTACGTGCTGCATTTAAAGCAGCATTTCTACTCATCAGCTCTTTCTTACTCATTTTCTTAGGTGGGGTTTGCTTTATGTTACAAACATTTATCAAAGTTAATAAACGATTTAAATGCCATCTTTGACATTCCATTGGAACATTTAAAGCTATCATCCAATAATAAATAAGTTCTGATGTTACTACTTCATTATTTTTCTTAAGATTATTATTTTTATTAAAAGTAGTAGCTGTCATAGGAGCTGATATATAATCATTTATTTCTTGAATATTTTTAGTAGTTAAAGCGTTATATGCTTTTTCATCAATATTCTGAGTTATGGTCATACACCTAATATAATCTAAAGTTTGTTCTACTGTTTTTTCTTTAGTAGACATAAAAGGTATATTCCATTTAGATTCCCATTTTGACAATGAAACAAGAGAATGTTCCAATTGAATGTTATATTCTTTTGTTTGAAAAAATTCTTGAGTTTTTTCATCGAACATTTCTCTACTTGGTATAGTTATTTTTAACACATTCTCTTACCTCCATTTTAATTATTCAGATACATTTTGAGTATTTTCTAATACAGCTGGTTGTTCAACTATAGAATTACCAAGTAATTGGGCTTCAATTTCTTTTTGTTGTTCTTCAGATACTTCCATATCAGAAGGAATAATTCCATTTACAAAATCAGCAGCTGCTTTTGAATTACTTGCTAATTCTACAAATAAATTAGAAAAAGCTTCTGTTTGAGAAAAAGCTATTGATAGAGGATTTCCTTTTTCATCAACTTTCATAAATCTTTTACCATCTAAACTTTTCTCACCATAAGCTTTAAGAATAATATCCTTAAATATTCTAATTATTTCTGGCATGTTTTGAGTAGTAACTAAAGATGCTATCATTTCAGCTAATCCTCCATTAGTACCCATTTGCATTTCCATTAATTCAGCTTTAGTAAGATTAAATAAAAACTCTTCTTCCCTTTCAATTCCATTATAATCTGTATATTTTATTTTCTTTTTTAACATAAATATTCTCCTTTCAAAATTTTAAAAAAAAGGGGTTGTTGGAAACACGTCCATTAACCCCTTAAAATATAAATTAATTATACTATCCAGCAACAACAGTGATAGCTTGAGTAGCTGTTTTAGTAGCTCCACCACTAGTAAAGCTAATAGTTACAACTTCATCAGCAACAGTTAATGCAGCAGTTGGTGTATAAGTATAATTTGTTACAGCTCCTGAAGTTGTGTCTTCATATGTAGCTGTTACAACCATACCAGTTGGATCAAATGTTTCTCCAGCAGTATAAGAAACCTTAGTTGGTGCAGTAGTGATTGCTATAGAACTAACTTTCTTACCATTAATGATAGATAATACTTCATCAGGTAATGGTAATCTAGAATCATTATTTTCATCACCATATAAAATAGCTTCTAAACGAGCTAAAGCTTCTGATCCTACTTTAGTTGAATCTATAACTAAAGATGCAGTTGGTTTGAAACCTGTAACTTCTACTGGGGTTGTTGATAATTCCCAAGAGAAATTAATAGCATCTGGAGTATCATTTACAGTAGCATAAGCTTTCTCACTAGGAGCAGCTAAAGCACCATAAATAATATGAATCTTATAACCAAGATCTGGATCGACATCATTACCAATTTTAGTTTGATAAGATAAACCAAAAATGCTTCTCTTTTGTTGTCCAATAGACACACCATCGGTTAATACACCTTCACCATTGCATGCAGCAAAAGCATCAGGGTAAGTATAAGCTTCAACAGTAGCACCGAATTCTTCTGTTGACATTAGATTTAAATACTTAATGTTATCAGCATATAATGGAGTAGCTTCAGCACCACTTGGATTTTCATTAACAGCAGTTAAACCATTCCAAGCAACACCTGTTTCATATTCTCCACTTTTTTGTGGATAAAGTACTCCTTTGCTAACACCTGTTTCATAGAATCTTTCTCCAATTTGATCCCATTTAATTTTAGACATTATAATTCCTCCTTCTTATTTTTAATAATATAATACGATAACGTCATGATTTAAATTATCAGAAACGAAATGTCTGTCAAAAGAAGACATAGGTAAACCCATTATCTTCTCTATAACAGCGTTATCTGGTTTTTTATCAATTACTGTAATCTGATATCTAGTAGTATTACGGTAATTAATATTATCTGCGTGTATGCTATCCATATCTAAACGATGATATCTTATACATGGATATACCATTTTAAGATTTTCTGGAGGTTGATAATATACATTTGGAGATTCGAATAGCTCCTCTAATTTTTGTTGCAATTCTAATCTTCTATTCATGATATAAACCTCCCAACGTTAATATTAATCTTGGATACTTAACTTCTACATCATTGATTTTCCATTTAGCACCCATGAATATAACATATCGCATATGTTGGAAATTTTCATTGGCATATGGGTCGGCTATTATACTGATACTATTATTAACGTTAATATTATCATTAACTTTACCTATAATACCCATGTCCATATTACCATATGATTGGTATTTGCCAACATTTCTTAATAAATCACCATAATATGACTTCTCAATAGTTTGCTCTTCCCAACATCCTGGTTCTGTTTGAACAGTCTTTATATAACCTATTTTCCCATAAAATCTAGCCATTTTGAATTTCCTCCTTATTCAGTAGCTAATGTTAATTCTTTTAAAGAAAATTCTTTTACTAAATCACCACTAGTTACTTTAACTACTTGATCGTTATTAGCTATTTTTAATACAATCAAACCATCAGGATCTAATTGAACAGGTCCTGAGAATCCGCCTATAATTTCAACAATTATTGGTTCTCCAGTATTTGTTGTATTATGTAAAGCTAAATAATTACCTGATTGTTCTTCTGGATTTCCACTAAACCCTGTATATCCAGTAACATATTTTAATTCACCAGTAATTTTTCCATCACCAACAACTATGTTAGATTGTAAATCAGCAACAAATTTATTAAATAAATTTTCATCAGCTGCTATATCTACATCAACTAATAGTTTAGCATCGAAAGATTTTACTTGTTTTGGTGTTGATATAACTTCATTATCATCCTCTGTTATAGTTAAATAAGAAACGGTAACGTCATCTTCGCCAACAGTTAAACCGATGGCTCTACATGCCATACCGTTATCTATAATAACTATATCGTTCATTCTAAATGAATGATCTAATGTTTTAGTATCAACTTTCTTAGTACATTCAGCATCAAAATATAAAAATCCATCAGCTTCGTTTTTTACATAAAATTCTATACCTTCAACATTAACATCAGAGGCTTCTTCTATATATTTATTATCCATAAATAATACCTCCTATATTTTTATTAACCAGATGGTTGTTCTTCATTAGAAGGTGAACCAGCACTAGCTTTTTTAAGAACTATAGCTGAATAAGGAACAGTTAAAGCACCTGACATTCTTGTTTCCATTAAATACTTCATTTGGTTATAATCGATATCGAAATCGTCGAACATATTTACAGATCCACCTTTGTCAGCTCCTGCAGTATAATCATTTAAATTAACAATTATACCATAGATACCAGTATAATTTTCCATTTCTGGAATTGTAACTATTTCTTTAACTCTTAAAGTAGTAGCTAACTTTTCAACAGAATCATAAATTATTCTACCATTTTGGTCTTCTATTAATAACATATCAGTTAAAGTATCTTCTGTAGTATAGAATGTTGGTCTACCAGAACCTTTATAATTCTTACGAGCTTTAATGGCTGCACGAATAAGTCCTTTAGTTACAGAATCATTTTCTGAATGACTATTATCAGAATTATTATAATCAACACCTTCAGTTACAGTATATTTGATAGTATAAATATCATCATCACTGATAATAGGTCTGATGTTTTGCTCATTTATTTTGTATGGATCAGAAACATCTCTACCATCACCTAGTAACATAGCTAATGCTAATTCTTTATCTAATAATTTACGCATTTCACGTTTTTGCCATGCAACAATATCGAAATCAGTAATATCAATTACATCATCTCTATCTATATCATTTTTGATATAAACAGTAGTAGGTGTAGTTACACGATTTAATAATGCCATAGCAATATTAACTTTCTTACTACCTTTAATATAACCTTTAGCTCTAGCTGTTTCTTCATTCATTCTTCCAAGAGTATTTTTAACTCTAGAGAATGGTGAATGTTTAACATCAGCCATAACTTTAGCTACCCAGCTATTATCCTTTTCAATAAGTTTTGGTTCTCTATCTAGATTATGTGCATCTGGAAATAAAACTGAATAATCATTATCATTTCCCCACTCAAGCCCTTCAGCTTCAGCATGTGCAATAAAACTTTCTTTCATTGAACCGTATTTTTTTGCATCAGCAATTGCAGCTTTAGCAAATTCAGAATGCATTAAAGCATTATCCTTAGTATCCTTATCAAATACATTATGTTTCATTTTTGAATCCTCTCCTTCTTTTTTATTTTCATCGGTTTTTTCTGATGCTGCCCCGATTAAAGCATATATAGCATCTTTTTGTTTATCAGTCAAGTTATTAAACATATCTTTGAAAGCTTTATTATCTCCCATTTTTCCGTTTTGTTTAACCTCACCAACAACAGTGTAAACTAAATCTTGTTGATCCTCAGTTAATGTATCTAAAACATCACCAATAGTTTCATCATCTGAATGTTCAATTTCACTGTCAGTATTTGTTTCATTATTTACATCTTCTGTTTCTCCTTCAGATTTTGTTTCTGATTCTTCTTCTTTTTCAGAAGTTTCCTCATTTTTTACCTCTTCGGTATTTTCTGACACTTTCTCATCACCTCCATTAGTATCTTCTTCAGATGAACCTTTTTCTGGTTCAGCTTCATTAGAAGCAACATCGATAAGTTCATCAGTATATATAACTCCCTCTTCTTCATCACCTGATTCATCACTATGAGTGATAACAGAATCTATGAATGCTCCAGGATTAGCACCTGCTAGTACAAGACTAACTTCTCTAATACATCCATGAATTACATTATTCATATGTGATTTAAGTTTGTTAGCATATATAGATAATTTATCGACATCTCCATTAAGAACTAAAGCTTTAGCAGTACGACCTGATTCAGTATCATTAAATTTACAATAAGCATAAACTCCATCATCTCTATTTTCTAATAGAGCATGTCCTAATACTTCATTAGGATCGTCATGTTGATGATTCCAAACTAATGGTACTTTTTGACCATCATTTTCTTTAAAAGCATCTTTCATGATAGTTCTACCATCTGAACATTCTATATTGTTTCTGGTAGCCCATCCACTAAAATCATACTCATTCATTTTGTTCTTCCTCCTCTTTCTTTATAAATTCATTATTCGTTATAGCACCAAGTCTATTAGCATACTTATTAGCATAAATATTACTATTTATTAACTGATCAGCCTTAGGATCATCTACAGGTTTACGTCCTACTATCTGTCTAATTTCATTAGAAGATAATATTTCATTTCTTGTAAATTTATCGGCTATTTCTGCTATTTGAGTTATAGGTGATAACTTAAATGGATCTCTAAAGAATAAAATCTTCTGCTTTTGAGTTCTAGCTGTTTTACTAATAAACTTTCTATCTATTTCTTCGACTAAACTAGAAATGATAGGCTCGATTGTACGAGTGAAATAATTATTCATCGTAGTATCGTCTGCTGTACCATCTAAAACGGCCTGCGATATACCTAACTGGCTGTAAAGCATACTCGTTAAATATTCGATTTGTTTCATAAGGTTATTTTCAGCTGGACGATTTAGCTGAGTAATTTTTTCAGTTCCATCAGTATAAGCTATTCCGTATTTAGAACCTCTTAACTGACGTTCAATCTCTTTACGTCTTTCATTAGCTTGTTCTTTACGAGCTTCAGATTTTACAACATATGGTAACTGAATTATTAAATCTAATTTACCAGAACCACTTTGTTCATCTATATCATCTAATAGATTTAGTTTTCTTACAAGTCTTTGGAATGTCGAATTTGGTTCGTTCATTACAGCATATAAAGGATTTTCAATAATAGCAGCATTCTTTTTAGCAACTATTATATCTTGTCTTTGTCCTATTCTATCATTATACACATTTACTTTAATATGATCAGGATACCAAGCTATAATTTTACCAGTTCTCATTGTTAATATATCATATGAATTATTATCATTTGGATCAATACTGGTATCAATTGGTATTAAAGCAACAACTCCATCATCAAGCATTGACATAACAGCATCTTGTATAAAAGCTCTAGCAGATTGATCTAAATTAGCTTCTAAACTTAAACAATCATTTAAAGGAGTATTCAATACTTCTTTATATCTATCTTGATCATCAAGACGACAATGATTAATCTTAATTGATGCTACATCTAATGCTATTTTATTAATGATAGAAGTGATTATAGATCGTTCATTACCACGAGTTAATCTCACTCTATCAGGACGATAATAAGAACCACTATAACTATAACTATTAGTATATCTAGTTTCATTAAAGAATGCATTCCAAGCTTTTTTAATTCTTGCTCCTATACTATTATTCATCTTAAATCCTCCTTATTATCATATAATTTTTAATCATTTTGAATTTTATCATTCAAAAGCTTCTCTATTATTTTTATAAGCAATATATGCATCCATCATAGCTGCAACAGCATCTATTTTCTGATCATATCTTTTCTTATAAAGTTTCCTATTACCATTAGTATCTTCGAGTGTTATACAATTACCTAAAGTAAAAGACATTAATTCTTCATCGAATAATAATAAACGATCTTCAGCCATTTTCTTTAATTCACCTAAAGGTACTGATTCAGTTTTAGCACCTTGAATAACTTTTTCTATTCCAAATGGACCGTTTTCTTTTTCCCATCTATCAACAAAGTCTTTAGCGTTATATGGATCATATCCAAATGATCTAACATCATATCCTCTTTCCATTATGTGATTATCTACATCATCATAAACTTGCATCATATCTAAAACAGTTCCTTCCATAACTATTAAACTACCTTCTTGTATGAATTGATCATACTTCATTCTCATAGCTGGTTGTAATTTCATCAAAGTTCTTTCGGTTATATAATTTCTAGTTTTAATACCAAAAGCAGCACGAGGCAATGGAAATAAGAATGTAAAAGCACAGAAGTCATCTCCTTGAGATAAATCGACACCAAGTGAACAAGGCATATCCCAATAATCTCTTTTCTTATGAGGTAATGTTTCTTCATAAGTAAAGAAATATGTATATCCTTCCATTGGTATACTAAATCTTTTAGCTAATATATCATTACGAGTAGCAGGTGCTTTTTCAGCTCTTTCTACATCTAACTGATATGTTTCATAACTAACAGTTTTACCTAAATTAGGATTTGCTTTAATCCATTTATCTGGTTCAGATATTTCATCTAATGAATCTAGTTTATACCACCAAATAGATACATGCGGGTTAATGTATTCACCTTTTAAAATATCCATTAACTCCATTTTAATAGTATCTCCAGGACCATTACGAACAGTACCTTCAGAACTAACAGCTAAAATTATGTAATCATCATTTTTAGAAGCACCTTGTTCTAAAGCTCCTATAACATCTTCTCTTATATCTCCAGATAACCATTCATCAACAGTATTAATCCTACTATTTAATCCTTGAAGTTTATCTATTGTCATAGGTCTTATTTCTAATAAAGATCCTGTAAGAAAATTTTCAATTCCTTTTTTAGTCGAAGCTAATTTTACTCTATTAGCGCTAGAGCCTGTAGTATTATTTATAGATCCTTCTGTTAAAAATTTAAATAAAGGACCTCTAGCTCTTATAATAGCTGTTCTAATAGGTGATAAAACTTCTTCAGCTTGTTTCATAGTAGGAGCCGTATGAACTTGATGAGTTGTAGATGTATCAACATTTAAAAAATAATTTTGTACATATGACTCATATTGTGATTTTGCAGCTCCTCTTGGGATTATTAAAAATTGTTTATTTATTAATCTTTTCTTTATTCTTTTATTTACATAATGTCCACCGTGTCCATCTTTAGATGGAACATACACACTTCTTTCTATGTAATAAAACCACCCGAATAATTGTTCCGCCCATAATTTAAATGAATCAAGAAGAAACAAGTCCTCGCCATCAGTTAAAGTTAATTCTGTTTCACAAAATCTTATAAAACCTTCAACCGCTTGATCGTCATAATAAATACCAGGATTATCTATTAACGAATCTATTCTATTCATTTCCATAGAAATAGTTTCACATACTGGTATCTCTCCTTTTATTACAGCATTCCTAAATTCTCCATAATATTTAGGAACTGCTATATTCGATAAACTCATTTAAAAATATTAACCATCTAAATCTGGATATAGATTTTTACCTTTCTTTATATATTTAATTCGTTCAGATTTTTTATGTTCTAATATTCTTAATTCTTCTTCTAATCTATTTATTTTATCTTTAGTAGATCTTTGATTTAATTCTCTTTCTGCTTTATCCTTACGATTTTTTAATTCCGCTATTTCAGTTGCTTTCTTTAATTCTTTAACAACTGAATCAGTACCTTTAGTATCCACTCCTAAAGCATCATTAGCCATTTTCGTAAACATTTTAGTTAAAACATTTTTACCAGCTTCTATAGCTGCTGGAGCTATAACTGCTGAACCTATAGTTCTAACAAATTTTTTGCCATTAGAAGATAAATCTTTTTCTAAATTACGGGCTTCTTTTTCATTTCTTAAACGTTTTAATCTATCAGAAAGTTCATTATCATTTAATTCTTTTATAGATTTTTTCTTTGGATCTTCTTTTGGTATTTTACCTTTCAATTTCTTTCCAGTTAAAAGTCTATATTCATTTTTTAATTTCTTAGCTCTTTTTCTACCAGCTGGAGTTAAACTACCATCTGGATTTTGGAATCTTCTTATTCCCCATTTTTGACCTAGTATCCCATGATGAGCTAAAATCTCTTCGTTTTTCATGAGTCACCTCCCATTTCATTCGTTTCTAATTCTTCAGATTCTAAATCATTAGATTCTTTAGCAACCGTTAAACGCCATTCTAATTCTTTAATCATATTATCATAAAATCCGGTTAATGATGCATTAGTTGGTGGATCAAATAGCATTTTTACTTTTAAATACATATAAGATTTTACAGATTCTAGATTATCACTTTCATCCATGTATTCATCCCATGAAGTATCTTCGTCTTCTAATTTAAAACCACCTTCTGGTCCTATACCTAATTGGTACAATATAGTAAATACTGAATTTATATTAACTATTAGCGCATCATCGAAATCTACATTATCATCCGTTATACCTAACATTTTTTTAATAGATATTAATATGCTATCATCCATTATATCCACCTCTATTTAATCTTAATATAAGTTTTTAAACAATAACCTTCAATACCATTAGCAGTTATAACTTTATAATAATCATCCGTAGAATTATCTAAATCAATAGTAACTTCATCATTTAAATTTATTACACCAGCAGGATCACAATCTCTTTTTGCTTCTGATCTAACAAATAATTTATTACATTCGGAAACAATACCTTTTGTTTCTACTTTTACTATTTCTGGTTCAACATTATCTTGTGGTTCGATATTATCTTCTATAACCTGAGATAAACCAGCTGTAACCATATCCATATCACCAATAACGTCAATACTAGTCACAACCATTTCTTCATTATTAGTTACTTCTAAATTTTCTGTATTTTCCATAATAGTATCCTCCTTTACTTTTTTAGTCTTTTTCTTACCCATTTTGAATTTCCTCCTTTCGAATTTTCCATGGACATGTATCGTTAGGTTTTCTTTCGATAAACATATTGTCTTTTAATATACTGTCATCTCCATAATGCAAAGCATCATGTGTAGATTTTATTGTAGTTATTAAATATTCTGGATTTAATAAAAAATCGGTTTTATTTATAATATCTTCTTTACTGATCGGATTCATATGATGCACTAATATTCTATCATCATATATCTCATGATCAAAAGATGCTAGATCACAACCATTATCTCTAGTTATTACAAAATTTCTAACCCTTTTCCATTCTGAAGATTCATAGAACATCTGATTAAGATATCTATCAAATCCAAAAGTTTCTTCACCAACTAATCCATCTAATTTAAGATATTCAAATCTTTCTTCAAACGTTTTTAACTTAATTAATTCAGAATATGTTTTAATATTATTCATATTCATCACCATCAGAATGACCACTATATGATTTCATAGCAGTTATAGCATTTGCGTATAATTCTTCTATACGCTTAGCTGATTGTAAAGCTTCTGTTTTTGCAGTTATTAATTCTTTCTGTTTCTCTAAAATTTCTTTCTCTATTTTCTCTTTAGAAGAACCTAGTTTGAGATAGTAAGTTATAACTTGTGACGAAGCTGTACCATCTTTTAATTGTTGTTCTGCTAATTCTGTAGCTAAATAAATCAATTGATTTTCTCTAGCCTCTGGAGTTAAAGCTGGTCTTATCTTTTTGTTAGATGAATTAGATGTTACTTTAACTTTCGCCATTATATTAACTCCTTTCTCACTTAATACAATTTTTAGGTAGCACTTGAAGTGACTTACAAAGAAACGATTCACCAAACTTATCAATTTTATACTAATTTACTCTATACTACTTTATAGAAAGGAGAATTGACAATCGCAAGCACTCATTATCAATTTTATTAGGATTGGGCGGCCAAATAATAAAACAATCAATACATACATAGGAATATGAAATATATTTATCTCTTTATAAGCCACTTCAAGCGTTACCTAAAACGCTTTTTTTTTTAACTATTTATCAAATTTCTTTTAAGTTGTTGATATTACTTCTATTGTTTCATTATTAGAAACTCTTTTACCATCCAAGATTATTGTATTATTATTATTTCTTCTATCAAAAATTGGACAATTTGACATTGGAGCTTTCCAATCGTTATCAACTATTGCGGAAAATCCATAACCTCCATTATAGAAAGTGTAAGTTATATTTTGACCTGTACTATCTTGTAATGCTTGTATTAATTCTTGAAGTGTTGGAAAATTGTTTGAATAATAAAATTTTATCCTAGATTGGTCTAATGAAGCAGTGATAAATAGAACATTATAATTTTGTTTTAAGTCCGATACTGACTCTGGAATCACATACGTTGAACTCGACTTCGCCCATCCAAATCCTATTATTTCTTCAGATGTGTTACTTACAATAGTTGCATAGCAAAAATTTTCCTTTGCCCAAACTACTCTATATGTATTATCACTTTTTTTTTGAATTACATAATTAGTACAATCTATATCTGGAGTATATAATGTTATAGACTGATTTGTATAAGGCTCATAATTATTTACAACAGATTTTAAATAATTATCAAAAATATCAAATGATTGTTTCCAATAATTATTAAAATCATTTAATGATGTAAATGTTGGTAAAATACTACTAGGAATATTTAAGACTTCAGGGACTAACTCAGTAAAAGTTTCATCTCCTGTTAAACCCGTTATTCCTTTTTCTGTTAAATTGGTAACTAAGTCATCTTTATCTTGATCAAGTTGATCTAAATATGTATTTATCATTATTCATCCTCCTCTTCATATAAGAATGTTCCTGTTCCTGCATTATAAAAATAATCACCAGAAACTGCATCGTACATGCATGGTTCTCCATTGTTGATACATGGAGTAAAGTCACGAACTAAATTGTTTCCTGAATACAACTTACAATAGAATATCTTTAAAGAACCTGTTCTAACTGTACGTTGATCATTTTCTCTAAATAAATATGCACTTCTACTTGATACTCTTGAACTACCCGAATTATACGTGTATGTCTCGTCAAGAGTTGCTGTCCAGTTGAATTTACTACCATAAGTTAAAGTATGAACATCTCCGTCAGCTGGTCTAAAATTGTAACCAGGTGGCATAACATGAAAATAATTATCACAAATGATTAAACCAAATCTATCAGATCCACCCTGATCTCTAGCTCCAAAAGCAGAATTATCATAGGAAGGAGTATAATTATATTGAAATTTTATATCTACTCCATCAGCAACCACTCCAGTATCTATATATTGTGTTCCTGTGCTTTCAAGGTAATCAATTTGTTGAATATTATCGTTATTATCGTTATTATCGTTATTATCGTTATTATCGTTATTATCGTTATTATCGTTATTATCGTTATTATCGTTATTATTTAGTAAATATATAAATTCACCTTCACCTACATTATAAAAAAATGTTTCTGTAACCCTATCAAACATACATGGAACACCATTTTCGTCAAGAACTGGAATAAAATCTCTTACTAATTCAGTACCATAATATAGTTTACAATAAAATATTTTTACTGCTGAATTTGTAACATAATTTGGAAGATTTTCACAAAATAAATAACATGGGATAGAAGCATAATCGGTTGGTTGTGTCTTTGGTATTTGATAATAAATACTATCGTCAAGATTAGCCGTACTATTATATACTATACCAATTTTTAAAATATGTTGTGAATAATCCATGCTTTTTATATTATATCCATCAGGCATAACATGAAATGAATTTTGCCAAATAGCTAGTCCAAATCTACCACCTTTTCTAGCACCAAAACAAGAATTATATCCGTTACTATTAAGATAACTAGTATATTGATATTTTATTTCTATTCCGTTAGCTACTACTCCAGTATCTATATATTGTGTTCCTGTGCTTTCAAGATAATCAACTGGTGTATAAGTAGGTGTTATATGTTCGTAAATAATATCTCCGTTTATTCTAATCTGACTAACATCATTACTATTATATCTGACCTTTTTAATACTCATGATTATTCACCTTCAACAACGTATAGTGTTCCTTGTTCTTCATTTTGAGGTATTCCTGAAACCACTTCAACATTTTGAACTTGTACTGATGCTAGTTGAGATAATCTTGTTAAAACACTTGTACTGAATGTGTCCATTTCTCCCATAACAGTTGTAGAAATCCAATGAACTGCTGTCCATTCTTCTGCTGTAGTAATAGCAGCTGTACATCTATAAAGTTGATTATTATATAATACATAATCACCAATATCATAAGTTGATGAACTATTATAAGCAGGTGCTATAGTTGACGATATATTTGCTGTTAATGAATCAGCATAAGCTTTATTTACTAATTGATTAGCAGTTGTTGGTGTAACAGAACTCTCTGGAAGTGTGTTAAATGTTTTCTTACCTGAAATTGTTTGATTACCTGTTGTATTTACTGGAGAAAATGTTCTTCTCCATTCATTAATCGAAACTCCTGAATTTGCATTAGTAATTTTGTTAATTCTAACCGCTAAATTTGAAATATAACCATGATTTCCATCATACCCCATAGATGCAACATATGCTATTGGAGTAGCGTTATCTGCATCATTATAAGCATCGACGTACATTAAGTAAAATGGATAAGTAACTTGAGCAGTAGATGAAGTACTACTATTTTCGGGTGTTCCTTTGAAATGAAGATTACCATGATAAAAATAGTACATATAATCTGTATCTTTTACACAATTAAAAAAGTAAATTCCTGGTTCATGCTCACTAAATATAAATGGATGATTTGCATCATTTTGTTTTATATGGAACACTTTTAAATCTGCAGGTATTTGAGTTTCAGGTTGAACTGCAAGTCTTTCCCATGAATAAACTTCTTCTCCAACTTCACCTTCGACTGTTCCAACATAAAAGTAACCATTAGTATAATCGTTTGTTGTAGTTCCAACATACTGAACCACTTTACCTACTGTACTTGAACTTGCTGTTGGCATTGTACTATATTGAACTATATTTTGTTTTGTTGCAACTTTATCATCAACATATTTTTTAGTTGCTGGATTGTAATCTCCTGTTGGTGTATATGAATACTTATTACCAGTTGTTAGAAATGAAGTGATATGATATACTTGGCTATCAACTCTTGTTACTGTGAAATTATCCATTGATATCTTTATCTGTATATTTCCTGCCAATGATGATGCAATACTTGAATCTGATGTCCAAGCTCCAGTTGAATATAAACTCATCAAATAATTATAAACTGGAGACCAATGAACTGTAAAAATATAAGATGCTATAGAATTATGACTTGATGAAATGTCTCTATCATTATATCCTGTTATAACTACTAATACTTTTCTATAATCTCTACTTCTTATATAGTCTACCAATCTTTGCCAAACTTTCAAATCATTAATCTGAGAACTACTTGTATTATATCCTGTAGGAAAACTTTTACCATGAGAATCTGGAAAATCTTGCATATGTATATAATAAATATTATCATTTTGAACACTTAGTTCTTCCCAACTGTAAGTAGTAACTTCTTCATTGTCTTCAGTGGTTGTTTCACTTATTCCAATATAAAAATAACCATTAGTGTAATTTGCATCAGTTGTTCCTATATATTGAACTACCTTACCAACTGTCGTACTATCAGCAGTAGGCATTGTTGAATATTGCATTATGTCTTGTTTTCCATTCCAAGTTGTTTTCTCAGCACTTGTAACAAATTTATTTGTAGAATTAGTATCATCTACTAAATCACTATCTAATTTATGAGAACTATCTATTTTTGTTTGATAACCACTCAAATCAATAGTTCCTGCAAGAACGTCCCAACCTGTTCCGTTCCATGCAACATTATCACCTGGTTTAATATTATGAGTAGGATCTGCTTCTTCTATATTATAAACGTCTCCAATAGTTAAATTATTATTTGGTAAATTAGAATAAGTTTGAACAGTTCCTTTATATTTATATACTGATGAAATCTTAGAATCAACTTCATCCTTATTATAATAATGTTCTAATCCTTCAGTAGAATTAGTAATAAATCCACTATCATTATTTATATCGCTAGTAGCTTTTGGTATATTTAAATCTGAAATATCTTGTTGTGTAAAATAATCAACTCCTTTTATTGGAGTATAACCATCATTACCTTGTTCTCCTTGTGGACCTTGAATACCTTGATCACCAGGATCACCTTTTGGTCCTTGAATACCTTGTTCACCAGGATCACCTTTTGGCCCTTGAATACCTGGTTCACCTTGAGGACCTTGGATACCTTGTTCACCTTGAGGACCTTGGATACCTTGTTCACCTTGTGGACCCATTGGACCAACAGGACCTTGTGGTCCTCTTAAGATTATATCAGTTTCTAACTCATTATTCACTACTATCATCTCCTTCTGGATATAATACAAATAGTTTTGGACCACTTTCATCATATCCTAAGATAGTTTGATCCTTGTTATATTGTATTTCATACCAATAATTTTTTGGTTTATTTATATATTTACCAAATTTTGTATCTTCTGAGGTTAATATAAAATCTACTATCTCAGAATCCTCATCCAAAGTTATCTCTTTATAAAACATTGGACCTTTACTATAACCATTTTCTTTATAAATACCAAGTGACAAAATATCACCTTGCTTAAAAATATGTGATACTTTCTCTCCTAACTCATTTAATTCACTAGATTTAATACTAATAACGCAAGCATCACCTCGAGTTATGTAAATATTACGTCCTTCTATCTTATACATAACCTCAACTCCTTTCTAAAAATTTCCCCCCGGAGAATTTTCGAAG